ATAATAAAGATCTCCTATTTCACTAACTCTTCAAGAGTGTAGTGCCTCCGAGAGAGGATAATGAGGTTAAAATATAGGGTGGGATATTTCACCCACCCGTTAAGTTAATTAATCAGCCAATGCGTCGGCAGCTACCCCAAACCTTGGTTCACTTAAAATGTAAAGAACACCAACAAAGTCGGCACCTGCCTGGTTGTCCATCTCTAAACAAACGCAATCAAACGCCAATGTTTCAGCGGCAAAAGGAGTCAAAGCATCATTCATCAAATCAGCCGCATCAATTTCAATTACCCAAATACTATTAGCTGTATTGATGTTAAAGGTGTTAGCCGCAACTACCGTCTCCACCAGAGTTCCAGCTACAGCAATGTCAGTCCACATCCTTGTGATACGAAGGTTTTCCGCACTACCAGCGGAAACATTGGTGGCCTTGTGCATATGAATTGCCCTGGCACCTGCATTTGCACCACTCTGGATAATAACCGTAAGGTGGTTATAGTTCTTTAAGGACACATACTTAGCTGTCATGGCGGCGCCGGCCCAAGATTTTGGCTCGTAAGCCCAATAAATTTTTTGTTTTTCGACCATTAACATAGTTATTCCTCCTGTGAAGGGTTACTAACCCATTGTTAAATTGTTAATTAATCAGCATAGACACTTTCTAACGGAGCATAGCGACTCGGAATAAGAATCGCAAACGCTCCACCAGCATTTGTCGCACCAAGATCGGTGAAGTCAATACCAATACAGTCAAATCCGTTAGCGATATCCAAGTCCCTTTCGGGGAGAATATCAAAAACCAACAACTTTGATCTGGTCTGATCGGCTCCGAATACGTAAGCGCCGAGTGTCACTGTTCCTGCTGTAAGCACGTTAGTTGAAGCCCATGTCGTCTCGTTGTAATAGATTGGACTATTAACTAAAAGAGCTTTTTCAGCCGTACCAGTCGCGGTTCCTGCCCCACCTGTAGCCTGTTTCAAGGTAACAGTGTGGAGTGTTGCATCGGCGCCTTGATGGATCATTACACAAACAAAGGCCCTATGAACGCCTTTTAGACTTATGTAAGTACCATCTCTGACATCATCTTTTGAAAAAATTGCCATTAAGGCTAATTGATTCAATTCTGGATGGAACATGATTATTCCTCCTATGAAGGGGTATCACCCCATAATTAAATTTTGGGAGGGAATTTCACCCTCCCAAGATAATTGTTACGGTCTTGCAGCCAAAGTCACGAATGGAGACTGAGTAAGTGTCGCACCATATGTGGGTGTAAACACCGTTTTCCATGCTGGTTGCCCGTCAATTCTCATCACGAACCTGTAATAAGTCTGGTCGGTCAAAAATTCAACATGGATGGAACTCGCTTCCTGAACTCCGCCCTTCTCGATCCATAGATACTCAGAGAAGTCGACAAGGATAATGTCACCCACATCACCTATTGCACTGCAATAGTTGCAAGGCACTACTGGCCGCCCGAAAAGTGATCCGTAAGGGCTTCCCGAGGCTCCGCCGGCAGGGGTGTAAACAGGTGATCCACCAACGCCAACCGTAATCCCCATTGTATAAAGTTGAGGTTCAATTGATTGATTGATCAGCCAAATTGCATTTGGTCTTGATTCAGCAGACATACGGGACCACATTTTCGTAATATTTTCATAAACGATCGTGTCTGCCAACTGTCCAGTCTCAATAACAACCGTGACTAAAGCCCCGCTATTCAAAATCCCTAAAGGCTGCCCTGCTCCAGTTCCCCGGATGATAGCAAGTTCAGCCGCTTTAACTAATGCCTTGCCTGCGCCTAATCTAACAAAAGCCTCAAGTGCAACTGCATCAGCGAGCAACTCATCAGTTGTAGGAACAACTGCGGCAAGTTTCTTCAATTTCAATGTCATAGATTCCCATTGAGGAAGAGTAACCGTTTTGGTTCCACCTTCACTCAACCAATAAGCTATAATCCCGCCGAAAATGCCGGAACCTTCCGTGTCATCTTTGACCACCGGAATACTTGTTGAGTTACTATTGGCAGATATAGGAAGTCTGCTCACTCTTGGAAGAATCATTCCAGTTGTGTAGATTCTTGTTCTGATGTCAGCCGAATAGTCCTGTTGCAGCAGAAACCCACCATCACTTGGGGTGCCTTCACTCAGACCAACAACTGCTCGGTACAGCCTTGGATCAACACCGAGGGAAGGATCGGTAGCTCTTCGAACCATTTGTAATTGTTCTCCAAAAGAACTAAATCTCTTCTCCTTTGCCGGAAGACCGGGATATTTCGCCTGGAGATCATCAATATGAGGGTCAACCGCTGGTCTCACAGCATCGGTCAGGGGTTTATTAAGTCTTTCGCGAGCAGAGGCTTCCCTCTTCTCCAATTCCAATTCACCGGTGTAGGTATCCACATCATTCATGAATGTCCCGAATTTTATCATCTCCTCACCAGTAAGATGGCGTTTTTCGATCAGGGCCTTATCTTTCAGGGCCTCACATTCAGCCATCCTCGACTGAATGAGTCTTGCTAATTCAATTGTTCGATCTAAAGGTGCCATGTTAATTCCTCCCGTTAAAAAAAGATTTTGATCATAGCCATTGTTTTTTAAGAGATTCAAATTTGTCATCCAGATTCTTGAACCTCTCAGCTTCCGTCCTCATCTGTTCGACTACTTTTTCTTCAGAGACATAATCGAGTACCACATCATCAACTATCATGAATTCCGAGCTTCTCGAATAAACGCTGGTAGATTCATACACGGGCAAGGTTACAACACTGATTTCAAATAGTGTTGCATCGCGAACATTCCGAACATACTTTCTTTCTTCCTTTGTCCATGTCGGATCAATATTGTCGGCAAAGCTGAAACTCATGTTAGAAATATCCCCTCTTTTAATTGAGGGAATGAGATCCTTGACCCATTGGGACTCGGGCGGAACATTTTCAAACATTACCCCATTCTGATCTTCTCTCAATCTTAATGTTCCTTTTGATGTCCGGCCAAAGACATACTTCAACTCATGATTCCACAGCATAAAGATATCAGAGCCACTTTCCACAGATCGTTTGAAGGCTCCAGGGAGAATACGTTCTTTAATATTGGGGAGTCCTTTAATCGGGTTGACAGATAATCGATTATAGGGAATGGCCATCCCAAGAAGCGTCGTGACCTTGTTATCAATGGATATCCCAAGATTACTATCGAATGAACGTTTCTCCGTCCCTGAGCGTTTCTTGTGATCCTCAACCCATTTCTCGGCTTCAGACATAGACCACTTTTTGACGTCAAATAGATATTTCTGGACATGGGTGGATCCATCGGGATCAGATTTTAATTTTCCAATAACAGCCTTAATCCCCTCATCTTTCGAGATATCGATCGTCTTGTAAGATGTCTCGATGAACAATTCTTTACTCTTAACAGGTATATGATGATACTCTTCGGTTGTTTCTGGCATTGTTCTACCTCAATAATTCAGCCCATTCGTTCTTCTCTTGTGGGGAAAATTGTGAGGCCATTAATTGAAAAGCTTCTTTCTCCAGTTTCTTATCTTTCCCGTTACCATTCCCATCTCCAGAACCAATAGTAGGAGTCAAATTCATCGGCGTAAGAAACTCATCCAATCCTTCCGCCGGATTCCTGTCTTCAAGTTCCCTCACCTCATTTCGATTCATCCAACCATCCATGATCCCTTCCTTATAAAAAGCCGCACGAGCTGCCGAATCTCCTCTTAACAGACCCTCGACTACATGGCGAATCTCGTACTCGCTTCCAAGGTTGAATTTCACCTCCATCCCCTGTTCAAATCTTACGAGCCAGGGGCGAAGACAATAGACAACAAAATCGATTCCCTGAGATTCGATGTTCCCCCAGGTTGCCCTTTCAAGATCTCCGATCATGTGGGGCTGAATCCCGAACCATCGGGCGGTTTCACGGACTGTAAATTTCTTGGTTTCAAGAAACTGGGCATCTTTTTGGGGAATAGTGAGAGGATGAAATTTCAAACCCTGTTGGAGGATGATAGTCTGTTGTGATTTAGATAAACCTCCGCCATAAGTTTCATTCCACCACTTTCGCAAATCCTTGAGTGCCTCTTCTCCGAGTGTACCATCTGTTTCCAGAACGCCACTCGGATAGGCCCCATTGGAATAGAAACGACTCGCAAAGTCTTCTTGTGCCAAGCCCAAGCCGATCGTCTCCCTCATCAGTCCGATGACGCTGTAGCCAATCAACCCGTTGAATGAGAGTCCAGCGATATGAAGGATTTCCCAAAAAGGAAATTTGTGGATTTCCCCCGTATTCGTCATCTGATATTCATAGATCAGGATGTCATTCTCACGCTTTGGAGTCATTCGGCTTGGATCGAGTGGCCAGAGGGCGATGATATCTCGCCCCAGATTGCGCTGAATCTGGGCATAGCAATTACCCCACAGAAGCAGATGGGAAGTCAGGGCTTCCCACATCTGGATACGGGTCTGTTCAGGATTGGGTTGAAGATGCAGAATTCGGTAAAGAGGATGATTGACCGCCTTTTCCTTACTTCTTCCGGCGATTTGATAGAGATTTAAAGGTAAAGAGGCAATACTTTCGGAGATTCTTTTTACGGCAGCATAGACCGGGGAAAACTTTAAGGCAGATTTCTCATCGACTTTCATCCCGGCGGTAGTGGTAACGCCTCCCAGACCATACCAGAAATCACTAATGTTACCGGGACGTGACAATTTAGATGCGCGAATGGAATAATTTAAAAAAGGAATTCTTATCTCAATGTCAATTCCTCCCTTTAATTTCTTTCACTTCAATTGAATCAATTGAACTCTTTCAACATAGACAAGATTACATTAGGATAATTAGGATTGTCAAATGAAGGGAGGGGGCTCAAATGGTA